CGTGCCGGTAATACGCACACGTTCAGTTTCATCTGTGCCGAGTATTAAAGCTCGACTAGCTGAGTTTGTGTATAGGTTTGCTCCAGAACTATTTAACGCAATACCAAAACCAAAGCCGTTACCATCTAGTGATAACTGACCATCAGCAGTTCCGGTCATGTTAATGTCCGTGTTTGCACCAGTTAAATAAATTCTTGCGTCTGTTCCTTGAATTGTTAATTTCTGAGAAGGTGACGCTGTACCAATACCAACATTCTCGCTGCTGTTGATGGTAAGGGCAGTACTGGTAGCATCATCGTTAATACCGGTTGATTCAAAGTTGGTGATCTTATCACCACCCGTCATGGCGATATCAGTGCCGCCAGTGGTGTTACCCAGTGCCAGAACTTCTGAGAGGGTGTCAGCAGTGCCTACCTGTGCATCGACGTAGGCTTTGATGGACTGCTGCGTAGATAGTGCTGTGGCACTATTGGAGGCCATGTTGTCTTCGTCAAGGATACTGCTAACAGACACCCCACTATTTAATAGAACACCGCCTCCAATACCAAAGCCCGATACGTTAATAGCAGTCGTTGCGTTGGTTGCTGATGTAGCAAATGTAGCAGAGGTGGCAAACGTGGCCGACGTTGCACGGGTAACCGACACCTCCCCGGCAGCATCAGCATAGACAGCCTTGTCGGACGGGTACGTGACGAAGACATCCTTTGTCCCGGCTGAGAAGTTTACAGCAGCGTCAGAGTTAGATGATTCAAGGATGGTGTCGCGGGACAGCAGAGTACCTGCGGCGGTGTACGTCCCAAGACCAACTTCCCACTCGTCGGCAGTCTGGCTGACAATAGCATAGTATGTCGTATTGCCGTTACCAACTGCGGAGAACGTCTCAAAACCAGACACGGCACCACCAAGGGTAACAGTCCCGGTGCCGGTGGTCGTGGTTTGTTCCTTGACCCTGTCTTTAAGAACCAGTGCCATGGGTCAGACCTACGAAGACTTGATTCGGATGATCGCCGTTGCGGCAGCAGCAGACGGGAACTGAATTGTGAAGTCACCTGCGGTAGAAGTTTTGTCAGCCCCGAAGTCGAACACTGCGATTGCTTTATTTGAGTTTGAAGAATTATAAATTAGGGCACCTCGGGCAGTGATCGTCGCCGTGCTGACGACAGCGTCGGTGATTGACACAACAGCCACGGACGAATCAGTAGTAACATCAATGCCTGTAAGAACAACACCCCCGGCTGAATAGCCTGTCCCGACAACTTCGTTCGAGGTAGTATAGACTGTGGTGCCGTCCGACAGAGAAGCAGAACTAGAATAAAGCGCAAGTTTAATTGAGTTCGTATCAAGATCATGCTCACCAAGCATAATCTCTTTACGGAACGAGATAGAAATTCCTGAAGTAATAGCCATTATGAGCCTCCGGTAAGCGTGTTGGCATTGTTTGCCTGTTGATTGCGCGGCTCCAGATCGTCACGACGGGCACGACGGGCACGGTTACGGAGCAATTCAATTTCCTTAGTGTAAAGTTCAGACCAGACTTTAACAACTTCGTAGTTCTTGTTAAAAAGCTCTGCCTCAACCATACACGCATAGAACAGGGCATTAGGTGTTTCGTCGGTATAATAGTTTGTCGAGTTAACAGAAGTCAGGACTGTCGGGGCCACAACAAACGCCAGTTCAATCGGGAATGCTGAGACCGGTGTCGGGGCGATAATCATGGTATTGTCGTCCCAGAGACCGTAATACTTTGGCGTACCGACAGATGTACGTACCGGCCAGTAGTCGGCAATAAAGTCTACGTTTCTGTTAAGCAGATTGATACGTGTCCCGTCAGCCGTTATGTTGGCAGACTCGACAATCGTAAATCCGGTCGGCAATCCAAGGAACGGATCAGACGCAACAACCTGTGTGTACTGATGCTGGGTCAGACCTGCATCGTCAATATCAATAGTCAGTCTTGTTTCTGCACGTCCGATAAACTGATCAAGCTGAGACTCAAACTCTGCCCCATCATTCTCCGTAGATTCAATTATGTTGGTTCGTAGCTGTGAGTAGTTAAGTGCCATGACTAATTTTCCTGTCCGTTATGATACGACGGAGACGACATATCCGGTGTCCACGAATCATCTGTTGCTGACGTATCTGCCGTGGTATCAGGACGCGGATGATCAAGAGACGGATCGTCTGTGGTGTCCACGTTCGTCATATTCTGTGGATGATTGACTGCATTGAATGCACCATCATAACATTCTGAGCAGACCCAGACACCTACCTCAACTTCATTGAGAAGCTCGATGTACTTACACCGCCATCCACACCTGTCGCATATAGCGTTTGACCGCCGACCTGTAGCCATCAGAGAGGCCCAAGACGGGGACGGATAAACATCGACGTACGCTGACGATCTTCTTCAAGAGCAAAAGCAAACGATTCCTCGTACTGCTGCTTGAGAAAGCCGATCCTTCCTGCATCAATGCCGGGACGACGGGATGACAATTTGTACGCCAGTCCGTCAACAAGCGGGGGGAGAAAACGGAACGGCATATCAGATGTCTGGATCGCCGAGGCTGTCACATCCTGTACCCGAGTCATTGCCAGTAAGTTCATGGTGTAGGTCTGTTCAGGAGTCGGCCAGACAACCATGCTGACATTGTCTTTCCCCCGGAGAAACGAGAACTGTGTGGGACGACCTGTCTGCGTCTTATCAGGCAGCTTCATATAGTCCTGATAAGTAATGCGATTCATCTCCAGATCATTACCGTTCACAGTAATAGTAGTCTGGAGACTATCAATAATATCTGAATCAAGAGTATATTCGGTGACAGACGTGCTGACAGTCACCGGGGTATCTGCAAGTTTCCAGAGGAGAACACCACGGTTCTGCCACTCTGTCATCAGCAGGTTAAGACATATACGTGCCGACCGTGCTTCCTCACCGCTGATAGGCTGACCGCCGACCTGCTCAAAAGCCTGTTCGATCACATCGTCAATCGTAAGATCAAATGTCGTCTGGCCTGAACTTGTCATGAGCTACTGCTTTCTCGTTACGGCGATGGACGAGATCACGGTACGTCCCCCATGGGCACTTATCATAATAGCCCTGCTGTTCAAGATTATAGGATGCGTCCTTCAACTTTGAAAGATACTGGATAAAGATCATGCTGTACTCTTCAGGTACTACAGGCTCCCACTCAACATCTAAATAATCTAATCCGTATTCGGATGGATCGTCTTCTGGGTGGTACGCCATAAGCCACATGTCTTCTGCCACCAGACCTGTGTTCTTTTCTTCCACATAACGGGCCAGTTCTTCAGCAGAAGGTCTTTCAACATCAGGAAGAACAGCGATGAAAACATCACTACTACTAGCGGGAAAAAAATCAAGAGCGTCAGTGACATCATCCAGACTGTGGCAAATACCGACAGCGACAAGTCCAGCATCCCACGTGCCTTGTGCGTAAGGGCACGGAGGCTGTCCGCCCAACTCTTCAGAAGGGACAGACAGAACTTCACGGGTCCATTTTTGAATATCGAGAATGTAATCACTTACGGGTCTTCCTTGCACCAGTCTTGCCTCCACGCATCATTTTCTTCGGAGACTTTACCTTACCGCCGCCACGCATCATAGTCTTTTTCTTTTTCATCCGGGGTTTCATAGCCATTATCTTATCCTTTTTTCCTGTAGGGTTTTACTTTCTTTGCAACTTTCTTTGGCTGGGGGACATACTGCTTTCCTCGCTTTGTCCCTTTCCTTTTCGCCGAAGAGGTTGCGGCGTACTCTTTTGAACTCAGGGCTTTGATAGCCTTCTCCGGAAGATACCGTTCGCCTGTTGCCTTTGATCCCTGCGTTGACGGTTTGCCCGACTTGGTCCGCCACTTCTGCTTGGTCCACTTCTTGAGCGACTTCTGTGATTTCTTCAGGGCCATTAGCCGCGATAGCCCCCGCCCTTGGCTTTGTATTCTTTTGCCAACATCTGCGCTTTCCGTGCCGACCACTGGCCCGGTTTGCCGCCTTTACTACCGGCTTTAATTTTCTTAAATAAGTTTTTACGCATCGATGGTTTGGTATAGTTCCCAGCTTCATTTACCTTTGATTTAGGTTTTCCCCCGGCTTTTAGCAGGGTCGGTTTTTTTCTGGCAGGGCTGCGTGTTACTTGAGCCGGTATGTTTGATCTACGAATTGTCATAATCTATGCTTCCTTTTCTATAGGAACACACTCGGCCTCAAGAATCTTATGACCAGCCTGTGAGAATGCTTCTAGCGTAACTCCTGCATACATCTGACAAGTTTCTTTTGTCTGAAATCCTGTAATTTCTATTTCATGAATAAGCCCACTGAAGAGCGTTGCAAAGATAAAAACATAAGTCATTTATTATTATATTCCATCAGAAGCTCCAGCTTAGTCTCAATCCGAGCGAGTCGGTCAGACATTTCTGATAATCTATTTGCTGATCCAAGAGGCAAAATTTCTGAAGATTCAAGTCTATTTTCAACTGCGGAGACGCGAGATGATATGTTTGATCCAAACCATATACCACCCCCGAGTTGGATGAGAATGATAACAACGGTGGCAATAGGAAGATTGATACTATCCATGAGTTTACCATTTAACCTTATCTGCCCAGTAGGCTGCGGACATCTTGCCTCTTTTAATATTCTTGGCATGACGGGCCTTGAAAGACTTTCGACGATTACGAGACGAGTCAGACTCGCCTGTTTTTTTAGGTGAGCCGCTGACACCTTGCTGTCCGAACCGGATAAGTTTTACTTTGCTACCCTCTTTGGCAAGAACAGCATGAGATTTTTTTGGGTGGCCGCGAGTCCGCTTCGGTTTATTGTATCCGGAGAACTTCTCGCCACGATAATCAATAGCCATAATTAGCCGTACTGGACAGCAACGGTAGAGGCGGTGGTTGGCATGACAACAGTAACTGCACCGTCAAAACGTACCCCAGAATCAGCAATATAAATCTCGGCGTCTGCTACGCTATTAAATTTAATCTTTGTGGCGTTTTCGTCTGAAATAGTAAAAACACCGACACCAGTAGCATGGACTCCCTGAATACGTGTGTCAGACAACGACACATCATTCTGTACTTTTAACATGGGTTTTGTAAGACCGGCAGCATCCCCCGTGGCAGTTGCTGCTGCATAAGCATAATTGATATTTGTTGACATTTAATTCTCCCGACCTGACAGGTCTTATAAAAAGGGGGGCCAGTCTCCCAGCCCCCCGATTATCACACACCAAAATTGGCTTAACAAGGACGTGTACTACGCACCCTGAGAACCAAAGTAACCACGCCAATCAGAGACGCCGAAGCTGTAACGCTCCCGAGCCTTGAATCGCAGGTTACCAGTGTCGAAGTCTTCTTCCATCTTCGTCTGAAGCGGCGTACGGACGAACATCTTCGCACCGTTCGGAACATCAGTCTTGACAAAGTAGCCGTTAACATCCGTGAAACGACGGTTCACGAAGTAACCACCCGGTACAGCACCCATCGAACGGATGGCATTGATGTCATTCTTTGCGAATGCACCAGTCGTTGTACCCGGAGACATGAGAATCTTCTCAGCGGTAAACTGAAGTGCCGGGGGAATGTGAAGCGACTTGGCTCCGGCCCCGATCAGAATACCACGATCATCCTCGATAAGCTGGATGTTCGTAAGAATAGTCTCCATAGCTGCTTCTGAAAGATCAGCAGCGGCGGCAAGGTTAGACTGTGTACCAGCAGCGATGGTCGGATGATCGGCGCTGAAGAACGCCTGACCGTCACCGATGGCAAAGTCACCAGCGGCAAAACCATTGTTGAAGATATCAGCAGCTTTGACCTGCTTGGTATTCGCCATCGCACGGGCCAGACCACGGGAACGAACCTTCGAGAAGGTGTCGTAAAGATTGTCTTCCATTGCTTCTTCCGTGACGGAAAATGCAAGGGCGACAGTCTCGTGGTTGTAACGTGAGGTGTACGATTCCTGCGCGGTGTCGAACTGGACCGCCGAGCCTTCTGTTTTAGTCGGGGCCGAACCGAACCCGGTGAAGAGAACTTCCTCTTCAAAAGAACGATCAGAGTTCTCGACATCATAAAGAGGAAGCTGCTCGTCGTTTACATCACCGTACTCAACACCGAAGACGGCGTTAAGACCGGGGAGCAGTTCCTTTGCAATATTACTGCGGTTAATAGCCATTGTTAATTACTCCCCTATGCGTCGTGCGAAGATACGTCAGCGTCAACATGCTGGACGAGACGAACCTCAACTTTAGGATTTGCATCACTAAAGTTATTGCCCGGCTCACCATAAATGTCAAGGACACGGACCATTGCAGTTGTTTCAACTCGGGAAGTGGCTATGATACCAAAACCGGAAACACCGGTAAAGGAGGAACCCGCCCCAAGAGTTACGTCAAAGTTCAGGTTAACGTCGCCAACGGATACCGAGGCGTCGGCCTGAACAATGTATGTTGCGGCAGGATCGTCAACAACGAATGCCGTAACATTTCCAACCGCCGAAGAAACACCGCTCGGATAATAATTCGAGAAGGTGGGCTGCTTCGAGACTGGATCAATATATTCACAACCCTGAAATACCCCGGTGGAATAGTCCGTGGTTGTGGTGATAACTTCAATAAAGCCACCGTCCAATTTCACAAGATCGCCGTAAAAGATGTTGCTACCAAAGCTGTTTGCAACCCGATAACGACTGGAGCCGGTGCTGTTAGCACCCGAACCACGACGACGCGAAGGGACGAAGCCATTAAGTGCTTTTGACAAGCCAGACATAATGATACTCCTTAATCATTAAAGGAAGGCGTCCTTCCTCTAGTTACACTCGATTTAGAATTGTTATGAATAGGCATTGCCGAGTTTGATTGATTCATCAACTGGGCATTAACATTATCCATCATTGTTCGAGAACGGTTCTGATAGTACTCTTGTCGGCTCTGCATACGTTTTGCAGAAGCCTTCGCAAGTGCTACGTCACCACGAACAACACAACCCTCAAATCGTCCCTCGTCCACGATACGAGAATTTACCATCATTTCGGGAACATCGTTTGGTTCGACAAAAGTCCAGCCATCATTTTGCCGGTCGCCTACGTTCTTGTAATCATCTTGTCCATTGACCGTGATCCTGATCCATCGGAGGACCATACCTTCATCTTTGAACCGATCAACTACAGAATCGGGGATTGACAACCAGTTTGGCTCTGTGAACTCTTCGTCGAAACGCTCTTCCTCTACTCGGCTTTTACGTGCTTCACTCATGTTTTCGTCCTCCGCGTTAACCAACATTGATGGACGTATAATCGCCCGTCTCTGTTGCTTTGTCTGCTTTTGCCTTTTCTTTGGCGTAGCGTTCAAGTGGTATATTCCATTTAGTTGCAAGATCAATATCAGACTTGGTCAACTTAACCTTCCGATTACCTTTCTTACCTACAGAATCGGGCGACTTACGCGACTGTCCCCCAACCACTTGCTCCTGTGTTGCCGGGGCAGGAGCAGCCCCGAACTTGTTAGGAAGTTCCGTCCGGAGACGTTTATCAACTTCTCTATAAAAATTATCGTCCGTCGGATCGTAACCTTCATTCTTCAGCGTTGCGTCAATCGCCAGTGCTGCGGCTGTGGCTACCTGATCCTGACCGAACCATGTATTACTCTCTGCCCATTCAACAGCTTTGGGGTCGTACGCCTGTTGCTGCTGGGCTACCTGTTGATTATTAGCCGTCTCGGCGTGTTTTACAAGTTCTTCAGAATATCTTTCAACATCCTGACGACCCTGTTTGACCAGAGAGATGTTCTGACGGGCGTCCATCATGGCTTCCTGCGCCGACAGCATGGCTTCTTTGTCGCCATCATCGTACGCCCGAAGATACTGCTGACGAGCCATCTCAGTTTTTTCCTGAAGCTGACGTTCCGTTACGTCATAGTTCTTCTTGAAGACTTCGGCGTTCTTCTGCTCTGTCTGTTGAAGTTTTTCTTCAAGGGCAGCGACCTGCATCTGTTGTGCAATGATCTGCTCTTCACGTTCCTTACGTTGTCGGACAAGCTGACGGATACGTTTCTGCGCCCCGTCTGTCTCAACACCATCTAGTTCCGGGGCAGTTTCTACCGGATCAGGATCGGGGGCGTCTTCGTCTACCTCGATAACTTCTTCAGTGTCTTTCTCAACTTCTAGTTTTTCTTCTTTGACAGGCTCTTCTTCAAGCTCGTACTCTACTTTGTCTTCGTCTGTTGATACTGCCGTAGTATCAACTTCGTTCCAATCATCATCAGCCATTGCTGTCTCCATAGGTTACGCTTATGAGGCGATATTAAACATCGGATCAACATCCGACGGGTCTTCAATTTTCATGATTACCTGATCATCATAGAGCAGGATAAAGTTTACGCCCTTGTACCGAAGTTTGTTCCCGGTCATCTTGCCGTAACAGACAAAATCTCCGACCTTACACCACGGTCCTTTTGAAAACTTTTCACTATCTTCGTATGCAAGATCGCCGACAGCAACAACACGACCTACTGTGGTCAGGTAGTTGATGTCATCTTGAAAACTGTCAGGGAGTAGTATCGAGCCTTTTGTCTTGCCCTGAACCTGAAGAGGTCTGATCAAGATACGGTAGCCCGGAATTACCGGGAGCGGGGACGGGTCCGCCACGTTATCGTCCTGTGCCCAGTCGGCATTACTGATGGCTCCTGCCATCTTTGGTTCCATTACCATTAGTCGTCATCTCCTTCCGCTGTACGTTTCTGGATTTGTGCGACCAAATCCTGACACCACTTCAATCCTGAGATGGTGCCAACGTATTGACGATAGGAAGAATAGTCTTCTGGTGCTCCCGATCCAAGGAGTTTCTCGTACTCAATAATCTGAGATTTTATTTGTTTTTTTATGTCTTCGTAATACATTGTTTCTCCGTTACGTGGGGAAGACGGGGTAAGGTTTATTTACCTTTTTTAATCTGATAAGCAGACTTGGGAGACTTACGAAGAACCTCAAGATCAGCACGAACACTGAAATCTGACTGAGGAATCTTGGCAGTGTTACCAAAGGTTTTAGAATTTAATTTAGATAGTTTACTCTTAGCCATGGTGGCCTCCTAGTTACAACGTGCTGCACCGTAACCGCGATAGGATTTACCTACCCGACCACCGGCTGCTTTTTTAACAACAACTTCTTCCCGTGCAGTTTTTAATTGTTCAGGAGTTGCAGTTTTAATCACCTTTTTAGCGTACTTGTCGTCTTTATCGCCGGGGGTGTTACGTATTCCTATGGCTTCGTTTACCTCTGCTTGACTAGCCATTACATTCTCCCATAAGTATTCATGATGTTGTCGCGGACAGCCCCGCCTCGGGCCAGACCGCCTGTAGGTCCGCCGGGATTTTGCATCTGCTGATATAGTTTTTCCTGAAGAGGATTTCGAGTAGGGGTTAGTGGGACTCGTTGCCTCATAGTTTGGCTGTCCCCCGGAGTCTTATTAGGAATGGGTTTAAGTTTGGACCTAATCATAGACTCCAGTCTTTTGACTCCGGCTGGTCCGGCGCTTAGAAATTTATTAACTACACTAGCACCGATACCAACTTGTGCTGCAAGTTTTGGAATAGCAGCGAAAGGGATAAACGTAGAGCCGATGGCAAGAGCCTGATATTCTCTGTCGCCTTCAGTTAGCCGTCCGCGTTTTTCTGTATATTCACGTCCGCTAGGACCGCCCATACGATCCATCATTTTGCCTTCTGCCTCTGCATCGCCGCTCATGAAAAGATCATAAGCATCTTCAGGACTCATTCCGGTCCGTGGAAATAATTCGTTGGCTATCTGCGATTTCATCATTCGCGTAAAGGCTTGGTTCTGTTCCTCCGACATTCCTTCAGGACGACGAGCAGAGGGACTTTGAGACATGTCGCGCATAGCCCCCATAAGTTTAGCCTGTCCGGGCCTGTATTCAGCCGTGGGTTCAATGTCGGACGCACGAAGCGGTGCCATCTGCCCGGCCATCAGACCGGCAAGACCCTGATCCGCTTCACGAATAAGTTTTTCAGCGTCTTCTGGATCAAAATCAGGACGGGGCAATGGCGGGGGAAGTTGTCCAGCATCGACAGGGATTTGTGGGGCAGATACTGGAAGTTCTTCAATTTCGACAGGTGTAAGCGGAGCAGTGTTTGGAGACGGCAATACTTCCATCATTCGCTCGGCTGCACGAGTATCGTCAACAATCATATCGTCAGGGACACCGTCCCCGGCATCATCCATATACTTGCGGATAATATCTGCAACGCCCCCACCTGTCAGGGGGTCTTGTCGCATCTGCTCATCAAGACTGCCAAACTGAATTGGATCATAAAGCGAACCGAGTTCTCGCTGGGCCTTATACATTTTATCTTCATCAGTAATGAGATCAGATATGCGTCCGTACATGTTTACGCCTTCTTTACCAGCGGCTGTCGCCCGATTTCCACCACTAGGAATTTGCGACAGCATCGCCATAATATCGTCTTGAATTGCCATAATTTATTCCTTCAGTCGTTGCATAAGATTTTGAAACTGTGCTTCATCTTTCGGGGAAAATTTCCGCTCAGAAAGTGTACTACGAGACTCAGATGTATCAAAACTAGCTGTATCGTTATTATTTCTGAACGAACCAAGAATGTTTGAGATCAAATTTCTAATTCCGTTTGGTTCTTCTGGTTCTTCTATGTTGTTAACAGGGGCACTCGCAACAAGATCAGATGCTAGTGGTGGCAGGTTCTCTTGATAGTATCTGTTTGTAGCCTCAAGCCGTCGATCCATATGTGGTTTTCCGGGTTTTTCCCATAGTTCAGACACTCTCCGGGATATCATTTCAGGATCATCAGAGTCCATTATCTTTCTAAGTTTTCTGACGTTTCCGTGTCCAGCTACATCTCTTCCGACAATAGACTCCATTTCTGCCGGGCTATAAATTGTGTCCCTAAAAAATTTAATCTGGTTGTCGGAAGTATCTCCCCGTCCCGTCTGGTCTAACCATATCTGGTATTCATCTAATTTACCCGTACCCGGCTCCATCTGGAAAAGTCCACGGCCCGGACCGTTGTTATCCTGACGTTTTCTACTGTCAAACGTACCTCCAGTTTCAACGTGAATATTTCCCATGATTCCGGCTACTGCTGCATCACCAAACCCGGCGGCACGTAACAATTTTTGTACTTCTTCCACCCGATCTGGCGGGGCAGGTTTTTGTCTTGGCACGGGTATTGATTCAGCCATCAGCGGCCTCTGACTTGGCAACATCAGCAAGGAGATCAAGCAGCATTTTACGACGATCTTCTTCACGATCAAGTTCGGCCTCCTCTTTGTCAGACATAATTTTAATACCATCCTTGAGGGCGACCATCCGTTGCTGGTCTTCCTTCAGGTCTAGCTGACGGTTCTTAGTTGCAATGTTGGCCGCATCCTTGATAGCGTCGAGTTGTAGTTTCTCCTCATCAAGACGGACACGCTCTCCCTGAAGTGCAACAAGCTGCTGTTCTGGTGTGCCACCGGAGACAATCTGCTGATTAGCCGTGGCAACACGAGCCGCTGCTTCTGCGATAATTGCGTCCTGCATTCCCTGCTGGACAGCCATCTGATACTGCTCTGGGGGGACAGTCTGGGCAACCACACCCTCGATCTGTGTCTTGTACCGGAGCATCATATGTTCCTGAATGTTGGCCTGAATAATCGGGACGAACTGTTTCAGGGCATCCGATGCACCCGATGTCGGGTCGGACAAGAAGTTTGTCTTGACCTGAATATGTGCCTCATGATCCTGACCGGGGAAGGCTGCGATAGGCATTCCCTTTGTGGCATTCATAATATCCGTGACAGGATCACCCGGCTGGGCTTCCTGCTTCTTCGGGATGACCTGATCAATGTTCGGGAAGTCTGCTGCCTCAAGAACCTGACGGATAAGTTCGGGGGTGTTGAATGTCCCCGGAGGTGTCTGTGCTGATAGCTGGAGGGCCAAACTAGACAGGGACAATCGGTGTGCCCGGCTCGGGATGTTCGGGTCCGAGACGGGGAGAACATCAACCCTGCCGTCAAAATCTTGGGCAAAGATTGTCATATCACCTTCAGGGGTGGCGTACGGGTAGCCGTTCACCGGGACAAAGGTTTCGTTAATTTGGGCCAGAATCTTAAACTGCTGACGCTGGGCATGGTGGAGACGCTTATGAACTGCTGTGAAGAACTTGGCCGATGCTTCGAGCAAGGCCATGGTTGTCCCGACAGGACCGTACGATGCTGCGTCTGAGACAACCTGATCTGTCTGGTCGGCAAACTTCTCGGCTGCGCCGGAGACAAACCCGAGTAGCTGGAAGAGTGTCTGGGACGGTTCTTTGTACGGGAGATTGACGATGGCCTTGTTCAGGTCCATCCCGAGTGCCTCAACTTCCTTGAACTCACCGGGGCTGATCGGGTCGTTATCACCGACAACACGGACACCCTTCGCCTTGAATCCTCCGGGGAGGTTGGCGAACTGTCCGGCATCGACAAGCGCCCTCATCGCAGAGGTGGCCGTCATGGTCAGGTTCCCGATCAGATGGATCAGGCCCAGACCGTAGAATCCGAAACCGGGGACATAACGATAGTGGGTGAAGTGAATCATTTTTTCTGAGAGAGGATCATCTTCACGATAGTTGCGCCGGAGCGACAGGACCGACCGTGACGATTCTTCTACGGTGATAATGTAAGGATAAGGTTGATCATCATCTTCGAGTTCCATGTAGCAGTGCTGCTCAAGGAGGGTGTACTCCGGGTCTTCAGACATGTTCCCGGCCAGACCCATGATCTCATCAATCTTGGATGAAATCTCATTGTCTGATCTGCCCTGCCCGTCAGGCTCGTCTGAGAGGTCTTCAATGTCTGCGTACATCCCGGCACGGATGTCTCTGCGGAGATCGACCGGGGACTTGTAGATGACGTGGGTGTACCGGTCTGCCCGGCGGAGATCAGTTGCTGAATAATTTACATAGAACTGATCAATCGGGATGTGTTCTGCTGTCGGACGGGCCAGACCTGCATCGTAATACATCTTGACGATTGCCGACCCGACGATGGGGAGATGGAAAAGCATCCGCTCCATCTCGTCGAAGTATTCGGGCATCATCTCGGTCAGTTCATAATTCATAAACTTTCGGACACGGTTCGACTGCTGGACAATCTGGGAGTCAGGATCACCGATGATCTGTGTCCGGACAGGCCCATTAGATGGGAGAATTTCCTGAGACGCCTTCGACTGGAACTTGACTGCCGACTCAATAATAAGCGGGTGTGTTGCCGCACACGATCCTTGAAAGGCCGTCCCGGTCTCCTCAAACTTCAGGCCGAGAAGATCAAGACCACGGGTCAGTGTCTCGTCCCAGTCTGCCCTGCTGTCCTTGTCGGCATCAAATCCTTCGATGACTTTCTCAGCAACATCTGATAGTTCTTCATCGCCAAGATATTCGGCAAGGTTGGCAAAGTGTGGGATTTCAATTTCTGCAACAACTTCGTCTTGCATGGCCGACATAAAATCCATGTCTTCCGGGGACAGGCTCATCCCTTCGATGTCGATGTCATCCATCTCCATCTCGAACTCGGGGCCTTCTTCCATTTCGACTTCAAGACCCGTGGGAAGCATCGGGCCATAGTTTTCAACGAGTGACATTAGATTGCCTTCGGTTCGTAATTGTTAGGTCGTTCGACGACAGAGCCGCCACGACTTTTTTTCTGGACGGGGAATTCGCTAATCCGGGAAATTGGAATATCTTGTCTAGTTACTCCATAGACTTCGTCAAGAGACTGTTTTGAATACCAACCATCATCAGGATCATATTTAATTTTTATAACTACATCATCCGGTGCGTTTTTATATCGCATATCCGGGGAGGAGGAGGCGTGTGTTCGTTCATAGAAACTGCTCGGGGTAAACTTACCACTTTCTTGGGCTTTGTCAAATTCTTTTCGGGAGACAACTCGGTAGAGAGCTTCCGGGGTTTCTCCGTCAGATGTGAGAAGAGAAGGATGTGTGGTGTCTCCTATGTTTATAGGTGGTCCTTCACGAAATTTAGAGCCGCCACGGCTGTAGTTTACTGGTTTAGCTGAGTCTACAGAAATAATCTCTGATCCAAAGTGAACACCACTTCCAGAACTGCCCATGGGACTTTCCGGGTTTCCTATTTCTACTGGGTAGAGACCTACTTCAGGCCGTGTTGTGACTGGTACTGAGGCAAGACTTTCTCCTGCGCGGCGTGGTCCGAAGTCTTCTAGGAGATTAAGAGACATCTCTGTAATGTTTCCGTCGTTATCAAAAACAGGATCAAGACGTGTTGCCATGTCAGTATTTTGGAATATCCCACCAACACTATTGATCGAATCTTTGTCTGCAAATACCGTCTTATTTGATCGTGGCTGTAGTCCTGTTGACGTATCTCTATGTCTGGCACCGCTCCGATTTCGCTGTGTTGTTCCATCGTTATACTGTTCGTACGTAGAACCGCGTCCGGTAGTAAACTTACTCACAACAGGACTGCCCTTTTGCGTGGCCCCGGCAATTTTTTTAATTGTAGCTGCCCCGAGTCCGGGGACGACCAGTGACAGACCCGACAAACCTGCCCCAAGATAATTACGATCACCAATATCTTTGGCGAAGTGGGCAGCGTCTAGTCCTTCCCCGACACCCGGAAGCAAGGACATAAGCATCTCGGCCTGTTGACTGCCGGTGGCTGGTTGGTAGTCTTCGTTGTACAGACGAGCCGACGCTAACGACGGGCCACGACGCCGGTCAGGAGATTGGAACTCCCGACCATAATTTTCGACAAGTGCATTCAGTTCTCTGATATCGTCAGCCACCCTTCGCCTCCAGCAGTGACAGGCGGACCTGTAGATCGTGAATGGTGTGCATCAGGTTTTCCCTGAGTTGTTGACGGGCAATCGCGTTACCCGGTGATGGGACAATCTGTCCGTCGGGGGTGACCAGCTGCATCATCCGTGATTCTACCTGATAGAGACGGTTTTCCAACTCATTTAACGACATCAGCAGATAGCCGACCGCTGCGAAGAGGAGCGGTGCTGTGGTTGCCAGAATGCTGTTGATGTTGAATGACATGCGCCAGATTATACGCCGGAGCCGGGGAGTACCCAATAACCGCCACGTTTCTTTCTGGGTGCTTCGTCTTCCCACTCAGGATCATCGGGGTGTTCAATTCTCCACGAGTCGCGGACATAGAGTACGGCCATGGTCATGGCATCTACCATATCATCATGTTTGCCCCCGGGGAAGCGGAGAGCCTGTGAGAGTAGATCATCTGCCCACGACTTGTCTGCCGGTATCCAGATACGTCCCGATTCCATGAATGGTGTTGATGCATTAACCCTTGATACTTTGTCCCGGTCAGGACTGTATTCCATGATGGGGAGACCGGCACGTCGGAGGTCTTGAATCAGGGACTGACCAGACGCCTTCTTCTCAATCACCATCAGATCAGGACGGTGGTGGTCGTACTCTTCCTGTGCAAGGGCACGAAGTTCAGGATACTCCCACCTGCCGTGTTCGTTCCCAAGCAGGATCAGATTGGAGACAATATGTTCAGTACCGGTGCTGTCTGTCTGTTTCTGATGGAATATCCCCCATGTCTGGATGACTGACTCATCGGCTGTCTGTCTGGTCGAGAACGCCGTGTCAAGAGTCTGGATGATAAATTCACAGTCGGGTGGCTCTGAGTCTGTCCATGGCTTTAGATATCCCATCTTGATAATACCACCATCATCAGGGGTAGGGTTCTGCATGTACAGGGACTGCCAGTACTTGGCCCCGTTGTTCGATCTGATCTCTGCCTCATCCTGACGGAGCAGTTCATCCGACTTCCACTCCGGGAAGTACGATGACCCGACCGGGAGTCCGAGAAGCTCACCACATTCTTCGTCAACCCATGCAGGTATCTTGATAACCTTCCACGGCTTAGTCTCTACCTCCTCATTACCCTGATTTCGGAGGAGCCACCCGCACAGATCATCGTCATGGTACCGGGTGTTGATAATAACAATAGACCCGCCGGGCATCAGACGGGTCCGGAGGCCGGACGGGTACCAGTTTTTGATGTATTCGCGCCCGGAATCGGAGAATGCATCCTCCTCAGACATTGCATCATCAATAATGGCTACGTGGGCACCCCGACCGGCAATCTGGGAGTGGACACCCGCAGAAAAGTACGATCCACCCTTATTTGTCTTCCATTTACCCGCAGCCTTGGCATCTTTACGGAGCTTGACCCCCTCAAATACCTCCTCGAACTCCTCAGTCGCCACCAGATCACGGACAGAACGGCCAAAGTCTGAGGATAGCTGCTCATTATGGCTGATTGTCAGGATTTCATGGACAGGATTACGCCCCATGTACCACGACGGGAAGAGTCTGGACGAGATCAGGGACTTTGAAGACCGTGGTGGGAGGAAGATCATCAGACGCTGACCGCCCTGATCGACACAACGCTGGAGTTCGCGACACATAACATCGATATGTCGCCCCCATTTAAAGTCTGGGACAATCAGCGGGGCCATCATCTTCACATAAGATGCAAAATCATTGTGTGCAGACTGTGATGCACGAGCTTTCATCAGACTGAGAAGAACTTCTGGTGAGGGCGGGGTCTCAGTCAGAGACATCAGTTAAGTGTCTTTGTCCCGGCCCTGTCGGGCTTCCCGATCGATGCGTCGATAATCCCCTGATACTTGGCGATCTCGGCATCTAGCTGATCAGCCGACATGGTGATCTTCTGTTCAACAAGTGACTTTTCGATGAACATGCCCAGATGTTTGCCAAGATTTTCCAGAGACCTGTTGGCATTGGTGAAGTCTTCTGCCGACATCGCCTGATGATAGGTTGTCAGAAACTTCTCGACAATCTCGTCGATATTGATTACAAGTTTTTCCATTGCTTTATTCCTGATGTGTTCGACAAATGCGTTGACCTTCGGGACTGCCAGAAGTTCCTTGGCCCTCCCCCTGATCTGGAATGGTTTCTTACCCTCGACCCGATACCCGGCATTCAGGTAGGCGGCGTATGCATCGCCTGTCTCGATGAACTCGTACGCAAACTTATACTGCATAGGAGACAAACGGAAGGGGAGAGATGTCATCTGCATCCTCCGCATTTTTTGAGACGGGTCGTTGAATGCCTCGGGTCTGGACATAAACTCGGGTAGTTTATTAAATTCTTCAGCATCAGCCAGACGACGCTTCTCAGCCTCAATAACCTTGGGGTCGTTGTCGTCCCCGTACCGGCCTTTTGAAATACGATTTGTCATCCCGGCAGAATATCGGACAAGGGCCGGACTGACAAGGCACGATGTGGGTATATTACATAATGCTTATGTATTATCAAATATGGATTTTTTTGAAAAATTTTAGAGGAGGGCTTGTTATATATATATAGGGCCGGGCCATTTTTTCGGCCCCCCCTTCGTGTCGAGTCGCTGCCATCGGACTTGTTCCGCTTTGGCACAGGCCAGTCCCACCTATGCCTGACGGGCACAGACCAGTTTCAGACTTTCGCGACTATGTCAAACGGTTTATTCACATATGCATCAAATAAATAATTGACTACATGGTAGGGGGATAGTAAGGGGGGGAGGCGTTTCGGGGTTCTGGCAGTGGCCGACCCGGAGCGGCCTTCGATGTTTGACAAGTGAATACGACTTACTACCGCGCGTGGCCTTCCTGTCGGACGACCTGCCGCGTGTGGATTTTCCTATGAGGAATACAACAATGAATATGATCAATTTTCCTACCGCCTCAAATGTTGCCGATACTTTCGGGCCGCTCGACGAACGTCTGTTGTTCGATGTGTATTCGGCACCGATTGAGGTAAACGGTAAGCAAGTACTTGCTGCGCCTTCCGGGCAACAGCGTGTCGTATATCGGGAAGAAACCCACGATGGGTTGTCTTACGATTACACGGCTCTCGGTGTTGTCGGTGATGACTTCCCGGTGAAGTCGCACCGGGAATACTTCCCGGAGGTTCTGGACGTGCTGACGGATACGCTACCGGCTAACGTGCTCGAAGGCGCGGAAGTCACAACCAAGGTCGCGTTCGGTGGTGCGTTTGCCCTGCTAGATATCACGCTACCCAATAGCAAGGTAGCGATTGAAACCGCGCAGGGTTGGCGTACCGATGTGGCAATGCGTTCTGTCATATGGCATGGCCTTGCTGGGAGTCACTCGAACAACGTGTTGTTTGGTTCGATTGATTTCTTTTGCACTAACGGAATGGTGCTCGGTGATTTTTCGCATGTGAAGCGGAAGAATACCAAAAACTTCAACCTGGGCACGTTCTGCGGTGAAGTTCACGCCGCGACCGAGGCGTTCTATCAACAGGCTCGGGACTTGCAAGTCATGGCGCAAACACCGATCACAATCGAGCGCGGAATTACCGCAATCGACACTATTCTGGGGAATGTTCCAGAAGCGGATCGGAAGCGCAACCGTGCGACACAAGCCGACAAGATGCGCGACTTGTGGTTGATTGAAGCGCAGACGCGCGGCGCTAACGTGTTTGCCTTGTTGTCGGCATTCACGAACTATAGCAGTCACGTTGATAACGGTTTTGCACTTCGCGAGACCGGCTCCGATCATGGCGCAGTCACCATGTTGAAGCGTGAGGTTGAAGTTGTCGGATGGACGCAGCATCCAGCCTTCACATCGCTCTATCGCGCCGCAGCGTAATGAGAACAACAGTCTGGATCATTGGACTGGGAGGGATAGCCTACATATGGCTGTCCCTCTTATTCCTACTATAAAAAATACTTGGGGATGGCTTCGGCTGTCCCCATTTTTTTTTATTTTTTTATATATATATATTCTAATTGTTCAGAGTAGTGACCAGATATTATATATTCTAATTGTTCAGAGTAGTGACCAGATATTATATATTCTAATTGTTCAGAGTAGTGACCAGAAGAACAAAACGTGAACAAATACAGTAGAAGAACAAAACGTGAACATCTATGCTGCGACAATATGTCACATGTACATCCAATATATTGTGTGAATTAAAGTAGCTGCGTCAGATTGTCGCACCTCAATTTAATGTTTGACATTCACGCGGCGTTGTGTTTACGCGCGTTCCTTATATATGCGGCACGATCCCGGCATGTCGTGAGCGCATGGCTGCTATGCAGAATCTGCACTGGAATGCGGCGTGGTTTTCTATAGTCTTTCCGCATCGGGCAACGCAATTACGCCGCGTCCATACCACAGCTCAGGAGACATCCCTTATGTATAACCTAGACAATATCGATCCCGAACTTGCTACGGCCTATCGTTCCAAGCGTTGGCACGATGAAAGGCCCGGAAATCTATTAAGTATTTCGAACGATGCGAAAACAATTAAAGGCGAGAAAATAGGGGTCAGAACTG